TCATTTTTTTTGCTTTATATCATTATTGAAATGAAGTATAAAAAAAGTTATTATGATATACATTGTCCCAGTTGAAAAAGTGAGATAAGTAAAAATCACAAAAAAGTTATCGCATTCTATTGGTGAGAATAACATAGCTATTAGATATGAAAGTATACTAACACAAATAAAACATAATCCGATTTTATAATTTTTTAACATTGACTTCCTCTTATTTTGTCATTTTAAAATGTTTATTATAATAATAATATCACTGTAAATATATTAGTACAAGATAATGTTTTATTATTATAAAAGTCTATAAATTTAAGATAATTACAGTTATAAAAAAACGAAAAAATATCAATATCCTTTGTATAATAGCATTTAATTGATTGGTGTTACCCTAACTTGACCAATGGTTAGTTATAACCATGCTTTACACCCTTGGTATATAAGTGAATAACGGTATTCTCTTGTTTTAAATTTGCTCAACTTTGTTCTAAATGCCTATACTTAACTTAGCAAGTGCCCGCTTATGTAATTGTTTTATTTTATATTGTTTTAGCCCTGTTTCAATAGAGACGGTTTCCCTTTTCAAGCCACCCGATTAACTTAATAGCATGATGTCCGATTGCTATTTATTATCTAGGTTGTTAATCTTGTTAGTTGTTGCCTATCTTTGATTGCTAAGTGTGCCATATCTAAGTTTTTAGTCATTGATAATAATGTTAATATCTTTCAAGTCTTTAAGTTCTTGTTTTATGTTCATGTTTTTAACCGCCTTTCATGTCATTTTGTATATGCACTGATATTTTCTAGTATTTTAAAAGTCAGCAAAAAGAAAGATTATCCTACTTATGTGCTGACATTGTCATTTTAAGCACCTTTTAAAATACAATACCTATGATTAACCATAATAAATGCAAGCATTGGATGCCTTTATTTTATTAAAACAGTAGTTACAATTAGATAATAAAATAGTATACTTAGCTTAATACGTTATTATGAGATATCTATAGTTTAAAAATATCTGCAATGAGCAGATGGTAGTAAATGAGTTTAAAAATTTAATATAGGAGATTAGAAAAAAATATGGGAAGTGACAGAACAAATCAAGAAATAGCAATACACAATGCACAAGTTATTTCAGATTTAGAGGAATATTTACATAATTTAACTAAACAAGGTGACCCAAACGACAAACGAGCAGATAAAATTACCCAATGGGTTGAAGTGTGGACGAAACATCTAAAAAATGAAAAACGTTTTAATCCAAAAAGTATATCTGCTTTTAAAAGAGGAAGTATTGTTTATGTCGATCTTGGCTTTAACGTTGGGTCTGAATATGGAGGGGTTCACTATGGAATTGTGTTAAACAAAATAGATTCTAGAAAAAATCATTTACTACATATATTGCCACTTACTTCCACTAAAGTAAGTACAGATACAAATAATTTAAAATATTTTCAACTTAATTTAGATAATGAAGTTCATAAATTACTTATTCAAAAAGCTATGAATCGAATCGCTGAAAGTAAAGAAAAAGAAAAAGAATTAAAAGATAAAAGAAAAATTCAAAACGATAAGATAAAAGAACTAGAAAAGCTATTAAAATTACAAGATATCTCTAATATCAATAAAGATTTCGAGAACTATTTTAATCAAGAAATTAAATCCATTGAAGATAGTATATTGGAAATTAATTCACTTTTAAGTGCTTATCAACAACAAATTGAATATACAATTAGACTTATCGAAAAAATTAATAAATTAAAAGAAGGTAGTATTGCTCTTTTAAATCAATTTACGACAATCAGTAAGATGCGACTTTTAGACCCAGTAAATAAAAATTCATTACTTACTGATATTGTTTTATCTACAGAAACTATGGAAAAGATTGATAATGCTCTAAACAATATTTTTTAGTTTATTTGTTGACAATTAAATAATTAAAGGCTATAATTATTACATAAGGTCGCTTGACGACAAAATAATTGATAATGTCCCTCGAGGACAAACGTAGCCTTACTCTTTGAGTAGGGCTTTTATTTTTCGACAATAAAAAAAGCCCCACACTCTCCACCGACTAAAGCGAAAGTATGAGGCAAAAAATTGGAAAGAAAAGATAAGTTTTTATGGTGCTGACATTGCCAACCTAAGACAAGGTAAAGTTTTTAAGTGACTGATTATCCGTAAGCGTTGATATAATTAGGTTTAAAGCAATTCAAAAGGTGTTAAAACTTAGCCAAATTTAGCCTAAGTGTGATATAATATGGTTAGAAATTCTTATCAAAGGTGTTCTTATGTGGAGTGCTTTTTGTTGTCTTGGTCACTGGAAACAGTGGCTTTTTATATTTTCAATATTCTGTTAAGATATAGAAAAAACTAAATTATATAAAGGAAGAAGTTTTCTAACTTTATGGTGCTATATTTTTTTACCGCTCTGTCATAGGGTGGTTTTTTCTTGTCCTTTTGGGGTGTACATTGACTAAAAAAGACCCGGAAACGCCTACATTATAGGGTTTTTGTTTCTTCAAAAATTTTAAAAACGGATATTTTTGCACAGAAAAGGGGGCGTTCTTTTGTTTAACATTAATCATAGCCCCGATGAAAAGAAGTGGGGTACTCTGGTACTATACTATGAAATTCTATGAAAAAAGTTATGTATATATACCAAAACAATATCATAATAATACTATTGTATGATTCGGATAATACAAAATAGTTCCGATTGTTTCCGATAACCAAGTAATGGAAAATGATTGTTTTATTATACTGTGAGAGGCTCTAGTTTGTGTTCTAAGACACTTCACTAGGAAATGTGAATGATTATCCATTTTAAAATAACATGTCTCATATCGCTTTATATAGACGATTAAAAGGAAATTACTAAACGTTATTACTTTTCTTCTTATAGTTGTCTTTTCTATGCCAAATACCGATAGCAATTATTACTAATTCATCATCAAAGATATCACAAATAAAACGATAGTCACCTATACGATATCATCATAATCCTTTTATATTGGCCAGTAAAAGCTTTACCTAATTGTCTTGGATTGCTAAGGTTGTCTAATTGCTTTTGACGTCATCACTAATAACTAGCTTATAGGTCATTCTCTAGCTCTTTAATAATGTCATCAATGCTGTGAGTGATTGGGTTCTTCTTAAAGTTCTCATAAGCTTCAAGACCTTCTTCATAGTCTAAGTGGGCTTCAATCTGTTCTCTTAAAGATGTTTTGAATAGCTCTGACAATGTTTTCCCCGTATGGAAAGAATAGCTTCTAAAAAGTTTTTCTTCTTCTTCATTTAATCTAAATGATATGGTAGCCATAATTTTATACCTCCTACCTTCATGCAATGTATTCTTATCAATTGATAAGATAATGGTGTTCTGGTGTTATATATATTTCTATATAGTTGCTTGTAAACAACAAAAGGAAGCTACTACCTATTTTTTAATACCGCTATACTGTTTATATTTTTTCCTAAAGTTAGGAGCATGCTTCTTTTCTGTTAGGTCTCTTTCTATTTTTGATAACATTTTTTCCAATTTAATTTCTTCTAAAGTCAATTTCTTTTTCATATCGTTACCCGTTTCAATAATGATTTAATCTGTTTCATGTAAGCTATTGTTATTTAGCAATTATTTTAATTAAGTTTTCTCTAGTTATGATTAAGTTTGTGACAGTTTTTAGATGCCATTTTATAGGGCAATTTCTGTTTCAAGTGTCAAAAAATAGGAGAGAGTTGCGTAATAGGAGTACAACCGTTATTCTGACACTGTTTCTAGGTGTTTCACAGGGGGGTATCTTGTTTCATGTAACCCTAGTATCTGAATAAGTTGGACTTTTAATCAAGCTTTTTCTAGTTGCTTCTATATCTTCTTTTAGCAACTGAATTTTTTTAGGAATATATTTCAATTCATTAAGTAAGTTTCTTGCAAAAATAGACCCCCAATCTAATCAATATTAGTTAATTTTTGTTAGCCTAAGTTAGTATTTAGATACTAAATATCACTAAACAAAAAGCCTTATAAACCACTATTTCACTAGAGTTCTAGGCAATTTGTTTTAATAAAAATTTCAATTACTGAGTTTCTAAAAGCTAACGTGTGAAAAAATGTACAGTACAGCGGGAAGTACGCAAAATGGGGGCGGGGTATGTAGGGATAGCCCCAAGTGTGTGTGATTGCCAGTCAATTATATGCTATAATTAAGATAAGTCAACTTTAAGGAGTTAATATCAAATGATAATGCAACTTATTGCAATTAGTTCTTCAATTTTATTAGCAATTACTAGGATAATGATATGTAATTTTTCCCCTAATAATATGAATCTAAATAATTTACATGTTTGGAGAAACTCAAAATTAAGAATATTAAAGATTAGCGACGAGATACTTTTTTTTTCTATTTTCTTATTTACAGTTTACATTCTTTCTCGACTATTTCAAAATATGGATAAAAATTTAATCTTAGTAAGCTCCATAATTACTAGTCTAATTTTCTTTATTATTCCTTTAATTAGTAATGTATTATTGATTGGTAATCTAGTATACCCTGTGAATGGGATAGGTATAGTAAAATCTGATTCCATTTCAATATACCTATTAGGTATATATTCTAGAATGCATTTATCTGAGTTGGCGCTTGGGATACTTACAATGCTTTTATCATTCCTAAGCAAAAATATTTTTGTTTTATATATAGGTATCATTGTTGGTATAGTGCAAATAGCACAAACCTATTACTCTAAATCGATAAATCAACCTCTTTATTATTCATCTGTTGCAATCTGGTCGGTTTGGCTAATAATTTTTCAAATGGTATAAAATTTATCCAGGCTTACATAAGGCTGGTTTTTTTGTGTAAGATTGCCATTCTAAGACAAGATAAAGTTTTTAAGTGACTGATTGTCCGTATCAATTGATTTGACTAGCTTTGTAGCAATTTAAAAGAGGGTGAAAATTAGCATTTATTGAACTTGTATATCCATTAAGCACGCGCCTCTATATGTTTTTTCAAATTCTTTTATTGCTTGTTTCTTCTTTGGATAATACCACGATTCAGATTTTCCCATAATCGTATAAATATCATAATCTTTTAACTTGTCAGATACTATATAGTTCAATATTAATATCTGTCTTAACCTAATATCCTTGATTGAGTTAATCCCGTCCGTTATTGCGTTAAGTTCTTCTAATGCACAATTACGATTAATTGATAAGCGTTCTCTGCGCGCGTATGGTGGTCTAGAATAGTTGTTTAATTCAAGTAAATAGTTATCATTGTAGTTAATTGACTGATTGCCTGAAATACGTTGCCAACGTTTAAACTCTTTTAGCTTCTTTGTTCCTTTATTATCTTTCATGTTACCCCCTGATTATGGTATAATATTCTTAGGAAGAAATTCCAAAAAAATAAAAATAGAAAATGGTATAATATAGTTACGAACTAATACCAAAGCGCTCTTTTGTGGGGCGCTTTTTGTCTAATCAGAGTTAGTCACTGTTTAATCAGTGGCTTTTTATTACGCTCTAAAATTGGTACGTTTTTCACTCATATTTTTTTAAAGAAAGCTGTTATATCAATGATTATAAAGACCCCGCCCCCTAGTTAAAAGTTTGAGATTTTAGATATTTTAGTAAGAAGACGCCTTGCAGTGGCTTTCCTGTGGCTCATACGTGGGCGGGATGTAATTTCAAACGGTAAATAATATAAAGTTATGGTTAACATGTAAAGGCTCTAAAATCGCTCAATATGGATGTTTAAAGATGTGTCACCCTTTGGGGTAGTATATCAGGTAAAAAAGTCTTATAAATGCTTATAATATAGGCTTTCTATTGTTTTTAAAAATTTTAAAAAGGGAGTTTATCGCACAGATTTGTCCGCGTTCTTCGGTTTCCGAACGTTCATAGCCCCGTTAAAAATCGATGGGGGTATTTACGAACTTTAAAACCTCACGATTATAATACTGTTGTATGATAAAGATAATACAATTTAAGACAAGTTTCAAACGGATAACAATTGTATCATTCAATCACTATCATAAGTTCTAGCTTGCTTTATAAGACGTTTTAACTAATGTCATAACTATATATATATCTTTTGTGTTTCGTGTGTTATATCAATGATAAAGAGGAATAACAGTTGAGTTATTCCAATTAGTTGTTATTCCATTTGGTTTAGCAAATGTTTTGGTATTTTATCCATATAATCAAGATTGACTTCTTTTGTTAGATATTGTTGAGATATATCATTAAAGATTTTATTCAAGTCTAAGTCACTCTCATACTCAACAATCAAGCCTTCAGCAAAACCATAATCCTTAATTTTGAATCTTGGTTCTGTAAAAGTTTTATTCATATATTTATTTATTGCAAAGCTTATTTTGTCCGATACGTCTTTGCGAAAAGTGATAACTGAATATTCGCGCTTTGTTTGTTCCATGTTATTCCCTTCGATAGTTATATAATATTGTTAGAGTAATAGCTAACAGCTTCCATAACTTCGCTATCTGTTAGCTTTGAGTTGACAATCGCTTCAGGTTTCTTTGAAAGATATGGATTAGCTATCCTATCGAGTACTTCGGTCAAGTCCGTGTTACTTGTATACTCAATAGTTAAGCCCGCTTTGTCATTCATATAGTCAATATTATACACTGGGTCTATATAAGCGCCCCTCATATAGCCATCTATTGCGTTTCTCAATAGCTTTGTTGTTTCAGCTTCATTGGTTGTCACTGTATATTTTCGCTTCATGTTATCCCTCTTTCTTACTTCATTAATTTACTTAATAGCCCAGTTTTTGGCTTGTTACCTTTAACAGCTTCACGTTTTCGCAACGCTTCTTCATATAATCCAACCAGCTCATTTGGGACAAGTATTTCTTTATCATCTGATTTGTAAAATCTAATATAATTCGTCTCTGGTGTACGGTAGCCAAGTTGTCCGACAATTTTATTATCTGAGATTTCTCTATCTAATTCATAGAACCCTGTGGCTACAATTTCTTTTTTTAGTTGGTCTAGTTTCTCTTTCAATCTTACATTATGTTCAACTGCTAGATTAATAAGCTTTTTCTTTGCCTCATTGTATTCTTGTCCTAGCCTTTGGGCTTCTTTGTCATTGTTCAATTGTTCGGAAAAGTAGATGTCTATTAATGAGGGAATAGCGTTAAAACTAGAAACTAATTCTTGATAAGCTTCCATAGCGTTCTCAGTTTCTTTTATTTCTAATTTAGCAATTTCTTTTTGAAGTCTAAGAACCTTACTTTTTTTCCCTGGGCTGTCTTCTTTGTTGTTTAATTCATCTAATTCATTTTGTATTTTTTTTATCTGAAAAGTGTAAATAGAATAATCTTCATGTTCCTTTTTCACTTTTTCGATTTGTTCTTTAATTTCTTTAATTTCTACCATGGTTTTCCTCTTTCTATTTGTACATGACTATTAGTGATAGGAGTGTCGTTAAGTTCTCATAATCGCCTGTCGTTGCTTCCTGATATTTAATATCAGTGAATTGTTTATCAGCCATAAAATCATTTACACGGGTTTCAAAATCAATTAATTTTTCTTTGTGACCTTGATAAAATACTTTAATTTTCATAGTTCCCACCTTTCAGAACTAAGGTTTCGTTTAATGTTTTCATGTTTATTATTCCTTTTTTTATATTTAATTTAAAATGCAACCCTACCAGTTGGCTCACGTTTTACCACTTGATAGGGTTACTTGCTTCCCACTGTACTTAGTTTATTAGGTCAATGGCATCACCCCTTTCAATTTTAGGAGCTTACTTTTTATTAGAATGTTAGCCACCAATAATATAATCATGGATACCGTCAAACTCTTTATTAGTGTCTAGTTCTTTAACTAAGTCAATAACGTCATCACCTAACAGCTCAATGGTTTCAAAGCCATGTTGGTCATCTAATGGTAACGGTTCATCACTCAACAATCTGTCAGCATGGTCTAATAGCTCTAACTCATAAGCGATAATGTCATTAATCAAAGTGTCTTCATCCAATGATTGCAACTGTGACACGCGCATATCATGATAACTTAATCTAAAAGTATCAGGCTCATAACCTGCCTCATGCTCAACATAAGCTTCAATCAGTTTATCAATTGTACTGCTAGCGATTGTGTCCTGTGGTGATACGTATAGGACAACCGTGTTAGGGCATTGTTCATAGATAAAGTTATTGCCATTGGTTAAGTCATCATCTAGGTTTTCCGTGAATGCTTGCGCCTCTCCTAGTGTGTCAAAAGAACCAATCAAAGCGGTATAGTTATCTAGGTCGCCTTTAATAGTCATATCATCATCTTCAAAGTCTTCATAATCTTCAAAGTCGTCTGTGTGGTTAAGTGAATTGGTGATACGTTCAAAGCTTTCTGTCAGGTCTTCATCACTGATATAGTCAACTTGAATGCTGTTACCTGTGTAAGTGATATCAATGTTTGATTGTTCATAGGTGCCAATCATGTAGCCAATGAGTGCGCTCCCCGCTTTCTGTGCTTGTTCGAAGTTAGGAAGTGTAGTAGTGAAAGTAAATGTTTTAGGTGTATCTGATAATGTTTTCATAGTGTAATATCTTTCTAGGCTTTCAAGCCATTGTGCTCTAATTTCAGTAAAGCCAGCGTAACGCCCGCTGTGTCTTGTTTTAAATAAATGTATATTAGTGATTGTCATTGTACATGACCATGATAAAAGGTTGCTCTTCATCCCTTTGCATTTTAATGTCAATAACTTGCTTATCAGCTATAAAGCCATTGATACGCTCTTCAAACTCAATAAGCGATTCTTTCCCACGGTATTCAGACCCCGTTTTGGGTTCGCGGTAAAATAGTTCAATTTTCATATTTCTAACCTCTTTCAATAATATAATTCTTTTTTTAGTACGCTTTTTGAAATATTTTGTACGCTTTTTTTTAGAAGTGTACCGCGGTTTAGCCCTTATGTACCAAGGGGTTTGTACACTTAGTACGTTTAGCACGCTTTTTTTTGAAATTCTACACATTTTATTATTTATTCCTTTTTTCTCTATATCTTAGTTATATAAAAGTTTTTAACTTAAAATATAGTGTATAAAGTGTATAAAGTGTACTAAAGCCTTGATATGACTGGGACGGATTGCAGTACGCTTTTTTTAGAAGTGTACAAAATTTAAGGAAAGTGTACAAAATTAGTTATTTTTTATAGTTGCTATTCCAATAACCCCGCTCGGTTTTTACTTTCCTTTGGTTAATGGTTTCAGCTCTCCCATTGCCATAATCTTTCATGGCATAATGTGGCAAGTCATCTTTGGGATAAAAATTGATATGGTGTTCCCTGCCTTTGGGAATGATACGTTTACCTGCTTTTATATAATCAGGTAAGTTTGCTTTTATCTCCCTATGTAGTGCCATTTCAGTTTTAAAGCTTCTTAGGTTATTATATTCAAGATAATTTTTCCAAACGTGCCAGATAAAACTATTAGGAATAAACTCACTATTTAGGCTATCAGTGAAAAAGTCTTCAATAAATGCTAACACTGGGTTAATTTCTAATAGATAATCATGTACAAGCTCTTTACTACTTTTTGGGTATATTTCTTTGGTTGGTGTTTCAATAGCCAGTTTCAAGATATATTCTAAGACGTCTCTTCTATTGATGTAATTTTTCTTGATAGCTTTATTTGGTTTATTTTTGTACTTACTAGTAAACGGGATAATCATCAAGCGCCTTGATATAGCGTCCTTGTCACCATCCATAATAGGAAGCCCATTAGATGATTGAATAACAGTCATCTGTAAACGTAAGCTATAAGGCTTTAAGCCTTTTTCTTCAATGGTCATGATATCGCCCGTTGTTAAGCTAAACAATTCAGATGTGTCTTTAATCATTGCATTCTGTTGAATGTCGTCACCAATTACAATAGACTTCCCAAGAAGTATAGAAGTAGTAAAACGACTTCTTGCCAACTCTGTTATCTTTAAACTTGCCACGTTATCAATGCCAACTAAATTAATGATAAACTGCTGTAATGTGCCTTTACCTGTTCCCCCTGCCCCATATAGCCAAAAGATACGCTCTAGCGGTTCATTGGTTATGCATGCTTTAAACATTTGGATAACAAGGTCATACATTTCAGTATCATTTTCAAATAGTTCATTAAGCCATTTAGTAGGTGACCACCCGTTAATATTTGGTTCTGTTGCTTCGGGGTTGTAGTTTGTTTCAATCTTACGAGTAACAGGGATATCAGGACTAAAGTTATAAAATTTATTAGTTCTATAACTGTAAACACAGTTACCGAGTGCGGTATATTCGGGGTTTAGCTCTTTAATTGGGCTTTTTCTTCCTATAATATATAGAACGTTTTTAGCTACGTTTTCAACTATACCCGCTTTTATAATGTTCATAATATCCTTGATAAGCTCGTTATCTTGCATATAATACCCCTTATCAGGATTATAGAAATACAAGGGCGCTTGTTGGTTAACGTTCGCGGGTTTAATTCTGATAAAACGGATATACTTTTTGATTAAAATTGCCACAGCTAAGGCTTCTTTAGGTAAAGCATTCGCCTTTTTACGTTCAGCATATTCTTCAATGTCCTTAGATGTTAGCATTCCTTTAGATAACAAGTCTTTATTCTTGGGGTCGTCTTTGAATTCTTGACATGCTTCATTGTATGCCTGTTCTTTAATAGCTTCACAAATATCAAAGAATTGACCTCTGATATTTTGAAATGTAGTTAAATATAATTCAGTGCCTTTCACTTCCTCAAACTTTTCAGCATATAGCTGTAACTCTTCCTTTTTTATAATGTCTTCCCTCTCTTTCTCATTTCAGCCTGTAAGATACTTTTAAAAGTGGTGTCTAATTCGTTAATAGTTAGTGGTGGCTCGGTGTTCTCATTAGCAATTATTGCCAAGTCGTAAGCCATTTCAATATCACAGTTAACATATTTATTTAATAACAAGCCTACAAATTTAGTCATTGCAACATTGCGCCCGCCCTCTGTGCCATATCCATTAAATAAGGTGTTTATTATTTTCATTGTTATGGATAATTGACCACTGGGAAGCGTGAAACTGTTTGACGTTGCCTGTGTCGTCACTGTTTGACCTCTGATAGTTGGGAAGTCAGTCCCAAGGTTAACAACTCGGTCATATTGGTCAACCTCTAGGCGCGTGACGGGAAGCCCTTGCAACTGTGACCATGTTATGGAAGTTTTGTCATACGGTAAGCCAATCATGTCAGCTATATGGTTAACAGTTTCTTTGTAGTCAAGTTCTGTCAAGTTGCTATCTGGTTTCACTACAAGCCTATAACGTGGCTTCGCGGGCGTGTGTTTAATAGTCGGGTACAAAATATAGGAGTAGTCGCTTAAAACGCTGTGAATGGTATCCTTGAACGTTTCAGCACTAATAGAAATATCATCATAATCAATGAAAACCAAATCACGATATATCAAAGTGGCATTACTTCTTTTGTAGCTTCCATTTTTTTCAGCTTTCACTTTACCAGATATACAGTAAGGCGCATTAGACTTTTTAAAATCTTCAATGCTCATGCTCTCGGGTGGTTTCATTGGTTTAAATTGTGCGATATAGTCAAACGGTGTTAAGTTGCCTTTGTATGGATATAGGAGCGAACCAAAGCCAACGCTTTCATAAATAGCCATATTACTTACCCCGCTTTCTAATCCGTTTAAAGCGCGTTACCCGTTCATGCTTTTTCTTTTTCTCAATGGCTTCAGCTTTGTTTTTTGTGATTGTTGATTTATCATCTCTATATATTTGGGTTACCTTGTAGTTACTCATAGCTTCACCCCCAAAAATTGCAAGATGTCAGTCACACGATAGAAGACCTTTCTGGTATCTTCTAATGGTGGAATGTAACGAGGAAGCCCGTTATCTTCCCATTTTCTCAAAGTGTTGTAATCTATGCCTAACTCTTTCTTAAGGTCGGTTTGTGTAATTAAGCCTAGCAGTCTTGGTTCTGGTTTGGTGTAATTGTCTAAGAAAGTAGTAACAGTAACAGATACTTCCTTTTTTATTTCGTTTTCTGCTTCTTTAGATAGCCATGCCATTGGTTAACCTCCTAGTTGTAGTATTTTGATTGTGATTGAAGATACGCCCCATATAAAGGATTTACCGTTTGTTTCGGTTCTGGTTCGATATCTGGTAAGTCAATAGCAGTATAGCTTTTAAAATGGCTTAGAATGACCATAAGAAGAAGTAGTGCCAAAATAAAGATAATTGCTTGGTGTGGTGTTAAATTTAGTTCATTAATCATTTTTTAATACCTCCAATTCATGTTTATCATCAGCATTTAAAAGATAGCAAGCAACTTCATCTAATTTTCTAGAAATGTTTTCATTCAATGTGTAGTTAGTAGTAAAGAATTGCCTAGCTATCCATTGAAAAGTTAAGTCGTCTTTACGTTCAGTAAATTCAAGCCCTTGAATGGCTACGTTAACCATATCTAACTGATAAATGATTTCATTTAATTCAGCACCTAGCTTGTTTAGGTCTTTAACAGTTAGTAATACTTCATTTTTTTCTTGTTTCATTTTTACGCCCCTTATTTCGCTTGATAGTTTGAAAAGTATTCAGTTAATTCTGTATCATTCATATTGAGGACTTTGTCGCATTCGTCATCACTAATAGACTTATTTATTACAAGGTCGTCTAAGAAATTAATTAATCCCGTTGGTTGTTCATTGCCTAATAAAGTTTTAAAAGTTTTAGTATTGTTTTTCATTTTTCCTTGTCTCCTATGGTCAAATTTAGTCAATTATGGTATAATTAAGTTAATAAAAAATTATGTAACTCCCTTACTTGCTTGCGGGTGGTTTTGTATTTTATTATTTTCATATTATTAAAGCCTATTCAGTCGCCAAACTTATTAAGGCTTTTTTTGTTGTCTTTTTTTATTCTTCGCTTTCAGCTTCTTCGGTTAGATATTCGTCTTTCATGCAATTGATTAATTTTTCTAATAATGCCCCGTCAACTGAATAGCCAAAGGAACCTCTTGCATGGTTGTATGAAATACGTTCATCAATTTCAGTAATTAAGTCATTATATTTTTCTTTAAATTCCATAATTTTCATGTTTGTTTTTCTCTCTTTCTTGTTCTCACGCGCATTCAGGCGCTTTTTTTAATGCCAGTGTTTTAATATCTTGATAATCACAATCTAAGTTAATTAATGCTATCGCCATGTCTTCTAGTGCTGTGTACTGTGCTAACTCGATTGAGTTTAAACAGTCAATGCCAGCTTGTGCGCCTCTGGTTGCTTTTAATTGCTTGCTATTCTTACCAGTGACAGCTTTTAACAATAGATTGTAAACAGTTGGATAAGCCATTTTAGGAGCGTGTTCCCATGTCTTGATAGCTTGATTGAGTGTTTTTCGTTTAGGTGCTTCAAGTGTGCGCTGTAACTTGATTTGAGATAGTTCGTCTCTCATTTCAAAGAATGCTTTGACAAGATTTTCCTTAAAGGTTGCAACTTGGTCGGTATTCTTTAAAAATGTAATAAGCAAGGTTGCTTGCTGTTCGTTTAAAAGATATTCTTTAGTACGTTGCCCGCTTGGTAAAGGTCGCATTTTAAATGCTAGCTTCCCAAAACGTTCTAACCTAGTTTTGTGTTTTCGGATATGTTCTTGGATTGCATGATGACTAATATCAGCACAATCTGAAATAATACTTGATAGTGTGTAGGGTTCTTTTGCCCCGTCAATGTAAACTAGTTCCATGTGATTCCTTTCTAGTCTTCAATTAAAAAGTTCATAACACTAGCAAAGATTTTTTTTGGTGCATCATAATCGCCTTGCTCAATCTTTTGTAATGTTCGCGGTGTTACGTTCATTCTTTTAGCTGTTTCAGACTTTGTTAAGTCAAGACGTCCTCGTTTAACTCTGACTTTTTCAGCATGTTCAATAGTGATAAGCATTGTTTACCTCCTTTATAGTTGCAATTTTTTTGCAACAATTCTTTATAAATGTATTTTATAGCAATATTATTGCAAAGTCAAGCGAATATTGCAATTTTTTTGCTATATTATTTTGCAATAACGGTTTAACCGTGTTACAATATAGGCCGAAAGGTGTTTTATTATGAATAGATTGAAAGAATTAAGGGAGGAAAGTTCCCTAACTCAACAAGAATTAGCTGATAAAATAGGTATTTCAAAAAGAACTTTGGGTTATTGGGAAAAAGAAGAAGTTCAAATAAAATCAGATAAAGCTAAACAGCTAGCCGATTATTTTAATGTGTCAGTTCCCTACCTTTTGGGTTTTAGTGATTTTAAAGACGAACAAAAAAGCGCTTTGGAAGTTTATAAAACAAAGGACGGCTTTGAAGTAGTCAAAAGTAGAGTTGCGGAATTGATTGGCGAAAAGCGTCTTAAGATAATTGAAGAAAATTACACAACTTACAAAAGAGATGAACCTGACTTTGATAAGTATATTGATTTAATGTGTGCGATTGGTAATATCTCATATATGGATAATGAAGAAAGGTTGCTTGTTAACTTTGCTTTATTGCCTGATGATGATAAAGAGATAATAGTAGACTTAACTGAAAATTTAGCAAATAAGATAATCGCAATTAGAGACGATATAGAAAGTAAAAACTTACCATTTTAACACACGCCCCATATTCAGACATTTTGACCTAACCTATTGTCACTCTTTAAGGGCTTGCATTTCTAGCATTTTGTCCTATAGGGAGTCCGAAAAGTCCGATTCCTCTAAGCTCGCTCTCAGTTCGCCAAGAACCATACATTTTCCACCAATTCAGTAACGCCAATTACTGAATTTACCTTATCTAACTCCTTTACTTGCTTGCGGGTGGTTAGAAGAGGTAAGAACATGAAAATAATAGAGTACAAGAAAAAAGACGGTACAATTATATACCGCTCTCAAATTTATCTAGGTGTTGATTCCGTCACTGGTAAGAAAGTTAATACTAGGGTATCAGGTAGGACACGTAAAGAAGTCAATATAAAAGCTAAACAAGTTAAATTTGATTTTATGAGTAATGGCTCAACCGTTTCAAAAGTTAAAGCTATATCAACTTATAAAGAGCTAGCGCTTTTATGGTGGGATAGTTATAAGCATACTGTAAAACCAAACTCGTACTTGTTAATAAAAGGTATGTTGAAAAATCACTTAATTAAACACTTCGGGGATTATCGTTTGGATAAGCTTACGCCCTCAATTATTCAGCAAGTTTTTAATGAATATGGCAATAGTTACAATAGGGGCGATAGTGATTCATATTCTAGTTATGGCATGCTACATTCATTTAATAAACGTATCTTACAATACGGGGTAATTATCCAAGTGTTAGAAAGTAACCCCGCGCGTGATGTCGTTATTCCTAGAAAAAAATCCAAAGAAAAGAAAATAAAATATCTTGATAACAATGATTTGAAAATGTTTTTAGACCACCTTGATTCGCTTGACACTGGTAAGTATCAATTACTATATGAAGTTACCTTATACAAGTTTTTACTTGCTACGGGGCTACGAGTTGGCGAAGCGTGTGCGCTCAATTGGTCGGATATTGATTTAGATAATGCAACTGTTACTGTCTCGAAAACTTTAAACGCTCTTAGAGAAGTAAATAGTCCGAAGTCAAAAGCGGGTAATAGGCTTCTTGATATTGACAGTGAGACGATAACAATGTTAAAAGAATATAAAAAGCGCCAAACATTGGAAGCGTGGAAACTGGGAAAGAGTGAAACGGTCGTCTTTTCTAACTTTATTGATAAATACCCTGATATGAATTGTTTAAGGTCACGTTTAAAACGTCACTACAAAGAAATAGGTTTACTTAACTATGGCTTCCATATATTCCGTCATACTCACGCCAGTTTATTATTAAACGCGGGCATACCTTACAAAGAACTACAGTATAGGCTAGGTCATTCCACTTTAGCAATGACTATGGATACCTATTCCCACTTATCAAAAGATAGTAACAAAAAAGCCGTCTCATACTTTGAAATGGCAATAAAAACAATTTAG